ATGTTAATGCGTACGGACAAACATACGGGGGCGGGGGCGGAACACCAGCAAGTATAGCACCTGTAGCAACAGGATTTACACGTGATGAAAGGATGTCTGATCCTTTTGTCAGGGAAGCTTATTTCGGATCGCCAGACACACCAGGTATTATCTCTCAAGCTATAACCGCAGCTAACAGATCTTTTGGACAACCCGCAATAATGAGGCAAACCGCAGGGCTGTCACCTTTAGAACTTGCTGCGATGCAAGGAGCCTACGGTGGTATTGGGTCTTACCAACCATATTTAGATGCTAACTTAGCTGGCTTACAAGAAGGGATTGGTATGTCTCGTAGAGCTGGACAACTAGCTCAACCATATTTTGCTGGCGAACAAGCTTATTTAGGAGCTGCAACAGACACTGCTAGACGTGCTGCGGGTATGCAGTTTGATCCAAATTTAACAAGACAATTTTTTGATCCATTTGAAGATAGAGTCGTACAACAAACTATAGATGATGTTTTCAAACAAGGCGAAATACAAGACGTAGCGCAAAGGGCTAGGGACATACAAACAGGTGGTGAAAGTGCTTTCGGTTCAAGAGCAAGACTAACAGCTGACGAAAGACGAGCAGCTCTAGGTAGAGGATTAGGAGAATCTTTAGCTGGTATCAGAAGTAGAGGTTTCGGACAGGCTCAACAGGCAGCGTTAGGAGAGTTTGGCAGACAAGCCCAAGCAAGAGCTGGCTTGGCAGACAGACTATCTGGATTTGGTTCACAACTAGGAGGTATAGGTGGCAGACGTGCAGGATTGGCTAGAACTATCGGAGCAGACGTAGCTGGATATGGTGCTGGCATAGGTGGTTTGGGCAGAGAAGGATTCGATTTAGGCAGAGCGCAAAGAGCAGAACTATCAGGATTAGGTGCTACTGCTAGAGGCGTAACTGATACAGCGCTCGGTAGAGAGTACGATCAAGCCGTACAAACAAGAATGGCACCAACTCAGGCCGCTCAGTTTGTACGTAGTTTCTTACCAACATATCAACCTGGATTCTCAGATGTCAGAACGACTTACGGTATGCCGCAAGATCCTTTGGCAGCTGGCATAGGAACATTTTTAGGAACGTATGGAGCGCTCAGCAATACAGGTCAAGCAAGACAAAATCCTTATACACAAGCAGCTAACGTGTATCAACAAGCATCAGGTACCAACTAAAATGAATGTTTTACAAAGAAGTATGTTTGCAGAAGGAGATAGCGTATCCTCTTTATCTCCATCCATTTTAGAGTACGCTAAAAGTTTAGGCATAAACCCAACAGGGAAAACTGCTGCTGATTTAACAACAGAAATACAATTAACCTTACAAGCACAAGATCAAAGTGATGCACCTGGGGCTTTTAGGACGTATGTTTTTGATTATAAAGATCCTATGGATTATTTAGCAACTGGACTTGCAGCAACAGGAATAGGTGTTGGTGCGGCAGCAGCTGTTAAAAGTGCAAATACGGCTAGAAAATTAAAAAAAATTGCAGATGCTGCTAAAAAAGCAGGGGAAAAGTTAAATCCTATATCTGGAAGAAAAAAAGGCGGAGTTAACGTTAAGGGAAAAGCAGGTTTTCAACCGCGTAATCCATTAAATCCAGGTTCCTACAATTTTAAACCCACACAATCGGCAGCTTACGGGACTGGAGCAGCGTTTGGTGTTGGAATGTTAGATGATGACAGTATGTCTACAACACAGATACCTGATGAAATATCTGCTGAGTTAGCAAAATTATCTTCAAGCGAACAGGCTCAAGCTGATAAACAAAAACAAGTAGACGCTAAAAAATCAGCACAAGAAAAAGCACAAGCAGAAAAAGATAAAATAAACGAAACCCTCAGAATTTTACAAACAAGAGCAGGAGAGTTTGACGAAGCTGAAAAAGAAAGAATTTCTCAGGAAAGAAAAGACAACGCATTTACTCTGATGCAAGAGATAGGATCAGCGATGGTTGAGACAGGTCAAATTGATAGAGGGTTGGCGCTAGGAGCAACCAGAGCATCAGAAAGGATAAGTGAAGAGAAGTTGGCTGAAGAACTTGCTGAAAAGGAGGCTCAAGAAAAACTTGCTGAAGAATCAAAATTATCCGAATCAGATTATCTAAAAATTACAGAAAGATACCAAGAATCTGCAAGAACTTTATCAAAACAGGTAAACCTTCAAAGAATAATACAAGGGATGGAACAAGCAATTTCAACAGGTAATGTAAGTGGTGCAAGAGGTGCTATTGGTAGGCTTATAGACGATGTAGCAGGTTTTTCAGGTATAGGTGATGACATAGTGGGTGCAGCGACTAAAGCGGTTGCAGACGGAAGATATTTAGAGGCTCAAGCTATACAAGAAATACTACAAGAATCGGGAAGAACTATATCTGATAGAGATAGAGATTTAATTCGTCAAATGATGGCTAATTTAGAAAGTTTATTTACAGGTAAGGGAGAAGCCTTAGATGCGCTTTCAAAAGTGAAAATCAATATTAGAGATGCAATGCAGGCTAGTAAATCTGATATTGATTCTTTAAAAAGTAGATATGGTGACAAAATACCAGAACTTTCTAACTACGATAGAATTTATAGTATCAATCCACAGACAAAAGAGGTAGATGAAGATGATGCCGTATTACAAGCGGACGAGATAGATGTCTAAAAAAATTAGACTGCCAAATGGTCGTTACATAAAAGTCAAAACAAATGACCTTGAATTGGCTAAAGAACGTGCCGCAGAATACTATCGCAAAGGCGGAGAAGGGTTTATAGATGGTAAGACTCAAAGATTAGCCGAAGCATACGACACTAACTTCGACTACGATACAGGTGTAGATGCCCCTTGGCTCAGAACTAAATTGGGCGCACAAGAAACTTTACTTGGTAAAGAGAAAGTTTTAGAAGAGGCTGTAGGAACGAATGGGTATACGATAGACAGTTCAGGCAAGCTTGCTTTGACACCGTTAGGCTTGGAAAGAATGGGTATACCTACCTCCACTAATCAAAACGTAGTAATAGATGAAAGCGGGTTTGCGTTTGGTGATCTTGCTGATTTTTCTGGCGTAGTAGGACCAATAGTAGGATCTATAGCGGGGTCAATAATAACCAGAGGTAAAATAAAACCAAAGGTACCTGGTATAAAAACTAAAACACTTATGGATATAGGTAAAATATCTGTAGGTACAGGAACAGGTGCGGTAGTAGGAAAATCTGGTGAAGAGGCTTTGGAGTATGTCAGCGGATTACAAGATCAAAGCCCTGGAGAATTAGCTGAATTAGCTGCTCAAGAATTTGCAATAGGAGCTGGTGGAGAATTTGTTTTTGGAGTGGGCGGTAAATTACTCAAATCCACATTTGGGCAAAATGCTATAAACGTACAAGGAACGCAAATAGGTAAAGACAAACTTCTTAAAGCTTCCGCTTTAGCAGGGCCAGGAGTGAGAGATGGCGATAATGTTTACAAAGGTGCCGTCGCATTAGCAGCATTAGAAAGTCCATTAATAGGTAGGTTACAACCAATTTTAGAAACTATAGGCGGCTCAAAATCAAGAGTGAAAGGTCTGGAAGACACTTTAATAGCCACTTTAAAAAATAATTATAGAGCCACTAACGATTTGACAGAGCAGTTTAGTAAATCTATAGAAGATATAAAATCTTCTGGTTTCGCAGACGCAACCTCTGATGTAGTTGCAGGCAGAGCAATACGAAACGTTTTAGAAAAACAGGAAATCTCTGCGCGTAAAGCATTAGACGTAGCTGAATCTAAACTAGATGAATCTGTTAATAACATACTACGAAATATGGATGCTTTTGCAGAACCAGCCACTACAGAGACTGGCTTCGCAATAAGAGAATTTACAGAACAAGCTTACAAAAGTTGGAAAGATACTTCGGATGATTTATATGCACAAGTAAATAAATTTTTTGAAAAAGATGTAAATCTTGCCGATTTAGCCGCTCAATCTGGTCAATCTGTAGAAGAATTTTCTGCTTTGTTACCAAGAGGAGGCAAGATCACCGAACAGCTTGAATGGATAGACGCCACACCGATACGAACATACGCAGATTTACTTGACGCAAAATTAATAGGTAAAGGCGTATCTGAAGAGGACGAAATTAGAAAAAGTTTACAGTTTTTAAAAGATTTAGGTGGTAACGATAGTACTATTTCATTAGAAAATTTATTAAGAATTAGGTCTGATTTAGCAACTAAAGCTAGGGCTACCGCAGAGGGTGTAGACTTTGCAAAGTTCTCTGATTTAGAAAGGACAAATTTCTTAGACTCTATAGATCGTATTATAAACAATCTTGCCAACGGCGATGATTACGCAGTCAAATTATATGCAAATGCGGTTGGAAGAAAAGGAGTCACACCAAAATTAGCTGATCAGGTTAAATCTCACATGGATGCTTTGAAGATTGCAAACTCCTATTTTGCAAGAGGTTTACAAGCTTTTGATAAACCTACTTTCAAAGGTATTTTAAATGACGCGCAAGCGGGTGGCTTTTCCACTGACCAAATACTTACTAAAGTTCTCAAAAAAAATAATGGTCAAGATTTAAAAAGATTTTTAGACACTTTGGATTTCAAAACGGCTGGTATCAGAAAACAATATGACGAAGTTGGTAGAGTATCTCGTTCAGGTGAACCAAGCAGAGTGCCTTTTTTAAAAGAAGGTGGCGAAGACATACTTGCTAAAGCGGATATAAAACTGAACCAAACAGTTTTTGAAAATAAAGAACAAGTCCGAAACATGTTGCAAAGAGAGTTTATAAGAAACTTAGTCAAAAATATTAATCGTACTGGCAACATGAATTACAACAAATTGGCAAACGCAATAGATGGGTACGGTACAACTGCTGATGAATTGTTTGGTGGTTCGGCTTCTAAAAATGAGTTTCTGAAAACATTGAGAGACACAGAAGAACTTGTAAACGTAGGATCACTAGATGAATTTAACAATCTAATAACCAGTAAAAGTTCAGCTCAAGGTATCCAAGATGCTTTGAAAGAAAGAATTATAGCTCAAGCCGATTTGCAAGAAATACAAAAATTAGATGTGTTTAGAAGAATACAAAGAGGAACCATAGACCCAGAAGAAATCGTTGCAAAGATATTTAAGCCAGCAAGTTCTGAAGAAATAGTAAAAGTAAAAGAGTTGTTGGGCGGAGCAGACTCTGATGCGTTCAAACAGTTTCAAGAAACAGCGATGCGTAAAATATTGGAAGATGTGGTTAATCCAGGCGAGGATGTTATTACAAAACTTTTTAACGATGGTGCATTTGTAAAAGCGATTGATAGGTATGGAAGCGAAGTATTAGAACAAACTTTTGGTAAAGAACAAACGAAAGCTCTAATAAAAGCAAAAGACGTGGTGAAATTTGCAATGGATGGAGAAAGGGCTGCTGGCGGTGGATCCTTATTTACACAAGGTTTCTTGTTCAAATACATCTTTGATCCAGTAAGAGCGACTGGAGTATTCACTCCTATAAGGCTAATGGCTAATCTTTTAGGAAGACCACAGGTAATCAAATGGCTTGCTGGAGATGTGTCTAATAAAGAGTTTGCAAGACAAATACCTACTATACTTGATTATTACGGTGTAGCATTTCCAGCTGCAAAAGTAGGCGCATCACAACTTGGTATTAGGGAAGTTATAGAAGGAGTTGAAGAGGGCGAAAGATTTTTAGAAACAGATGGTATAGATCCAAGAGCGCCGTTGACAGGTGGCAGTCAAACTATGGCTAGACCACCTCAAGTATCTTTAGATTTACCCGAAGTCCAAAGCGTACCTACTGGAGCTGTCGCACGTAGAGGACCAACTCTTCTACCAAACCCAAGAGATCAAGAAATAGCTGAACTGTTAAGTTAGACCTAACTCGTCTCTATCAAATCCCAAAGGACTATCGGATAAACAAACTAAGTCTGTTTGATGCAGATGTATATAAGGTTCTGAATCTTCTGGCAGTTGCGGTTCTGCAATCGTACCAAACCTTACATCATATACTTTATCTTTTGCCCAGGTATGTGAGTACACACTATCAGTCATCGCAAACACAAGAACAAATGGCCTGTTTGTAGCTAAAGATAAAGCAGCTCCCATTCTAAGTTTAGATGCGCTCAATAAAAGTGTTTCGTATTTGTTAATACCAAAACTTCGACATTTGACTTCCATCCAGAAAGAACTCTCTTTGCTTTCACACCAATAGTCCAGTCCGTAAGAAACTGGCAGCTTATGACATCTGACGCCCCATAATCCTTCTATAAAACCAGCTACACGCTCCTCACGTTTTTGATCATTGATCGTTTCCATTTTTGGTTTTGCGTTCATAATTTACTCCTTCATATATATGCGTATATAAACGGTGTAGTAGTACAAATGGCGTTGCTATTAAAATAGCAAACAAAACTATGATCTATCGCGACAAGGCGTTTCATTGGTCTGCCTGTCTGTTTGACACGTACGTCTTTCTCTTGTACCTCTCCAGCGTTTATCAATCTGTTTATAATCTCTTTGACTTCAAAAGATTTCATTGATCTAAATATTTCTTTACGGTCTATATCTCTTTTACTAATACCCATTTCACCTTGCGTTCTTATAAAGCTTAATACTTGTTTGATACGACTCTCCATTTCAGACCCAGCTACTTTGTCCTCGCAAGTAGCCACCATCAACTGATCGTAATAATAAACATAATCAATTGCCCACTTAGTCATATCACCCGTAATCTTTTTTGAGTTTGGTTTGTCTGCTAACTGACATATCAGGGCCAAACGCATCGCCTTCTCTCTAGTCCTCGATAGCAATACTTCTAATCCATCCTTCTCCAGTTTGTTTTGTTGCTCTACTAAATCGTAAGCTAACTGCTTCAATAGATTCTTAGATTCATCGTCAAACGCTATCAATCTTTGACTTAGATTCATCTCTGCGTTGTCTCTAGCAATCTCTTCCATATCGTTTATAGGCGCTCTTACTTGTCTTACCCATTCACATACCTTATAAGATGGTTCTATATACGGGACCATTCTCCCGACGGTTCTGGGTAGCTTAGATTCAACTACAATAAACCTGTTCAAAAATCCATCAACTATACGTCCTGTTGATAAAGCACCGTAAAAGTTTCTAGGTACAGACATACCGATCAGCGTGATTGCTGGTTTGATTGTATGGCGGTCTAGAGCCTCCTGTTGCTGTTTTTGAGTAAAAGTCATCATAGAGTAGTTATCTGGCCTTAACGTGCCGTGACAACGTCCCCACGCCTCCATAAGCACTTGTATGGCGTCTTCCTTATTAGAGTTGGTAGATTTGGATATAGACTCTAGCCTTTTACCAAATTCATCCATAACGGTGACGTGTGTTGGTTTATGACGCAGTAAGCTATATACCGCTCCACTAGACGTATAACCGTCACCCGCCATTAAGTCTTCAAACCCAGCACCTTCTAATATAGTCTCAATAACTGTCTTGACGTTCTCCTTACCTTGTCCTGATTTGGCAATACACATAAAGAACAAAGACGAAAAGTTATTCATATCTGTTTTATATATACGACCAAGTGCTACCGAACCTAGCGCAAGTGAAGTCTGCAAAGATAAAGACGGCTGTTGTATCTGCGCTATCTCCTCAGAGTATTCGTAGACATCTTTGAGTATGCCTGGTGGTTCGTATAAATCGACGGGTTCTTTCACGTTGTAATTACGTTGTATAAATGCTGGCGCTTGTTGGTTCTTTCTATCGTGTGTCTTTTGTATTGAGTTTACCGTAGTAGATATTTCTGATCTAGGTAAAGGTGGTTTGTTTTGTTGATTCCAAGACTGTACGAAAAACTCCACCATTTCTATAGTGACGCCTTTGGCTATCAAGTTACCCGCCAATCTAGCTGCGTTGTCGTTACGACTACCTTGTACTACACCAGTCAGTTCAAAAGGTTGCGATATGTTTTTGATATTAGACTTATCAACACCAGTTATCATCACCCAATGTTCTTTGGTCAGATCAGGTAAATCATTTGTATCATGCCAGTCCCACTCTTCTATAAACTTAGGTTCGTAGATCGCACCTGTAGCATGTATGTTATAAGGCGCAATGATAAGACCCCCCTCTCCTCTTATATCAATGAGCTTTGCGGGATCTGATGTGTCTGTTCTTCTGGCTACCCAAGTCGTGAAGTTCTCTGGGTTGTTGTAGTAGTAGTGCATACCTTTACCCGTTGCGACCTTACAAGGAGTATTCGGTAGATTGGTTTCTGCCCAATTGACAGCTTCTGGTGTATCGGCATCAACAACAATAAACTTGCCGCATATCAGAGCTACTACAAGGTCATCACGGCCTTGAAACCATTTTGTTATTTCTGCTGTGGTTGGTTGTCGTTCTTTAAACTTTTGCCATCCGCCTAATTCTTTGGGCGGTACTTTATTATGGCGCAGTAATGGGACAGGGCTATAGCCACTTTCCGCATAGGCAAGAGCGAGTTCCAACGCAGTATCCTGCGCGGACGCTTTGACGTTTAACACTATTCAACCGCTTCACTAGTGTCTTTACTTTCTTCGTCAATAGGACCGTATATTGAAAAGAAGTCTAACTTACCCTCAGAAGCCATAATTATCTTTTTGGCTTGCTCAGTCGAAGGTTGCCTATTGCCATACCTCCAAGCTTTGACTGTATGCGGCGAGCAATCAAATAATTTTGCTGCCGTATCTATACCTATAAATTCAATATATTTACTTAGTGTTACTCGTTTCACTTCACGCTCCTTAAATGCTGGCTCCAAACCCTGACTGTATAAATCCATCAGTATTTTTTCGCCTATTTGTTGTTGTCTGTGGAAGTAATTTATCTTCCATTGATTCGGGTTGATTTTTGCTTTGTTCATCTGTACTATATGTCTAATTGTGTTTTCTTAGAATTGTAACTGAAAACATTTACATTAACAACTGGAGAAAAAAATGAACATAAGTATTCAGGACCGCATCAAGTCACCGAGCGATTTAGTTGAATCGCAAGGCGCCAAACTTTTAGTATATGGCGAAAGTGGTGTAGGTAAAACAACTCTTTGTCAAACGGCACCTGGTAAAACATTGGTCGTTAGTATGGAGAGTGGTCTTCTCTCTATTAAAGATGCCCCTGATCTCGATGCAATCGAGGTTAAGGAAGCTGCTGAGATAGAAGAGATAGCTCAACTATTAGAAAGTGGTCAACTTCAATACGACACAGTTTGTCTTGATAGTGTGACCGAAATGGCAGAAATCTTGTTATCGCAAGAAAAAGCCAAGAGTAAAGATCCAAGACGTGCGTACGGCGAGGTCATCGAAGTGATGATCAAAACGATGCGTAGGTTTAGGGACTTGCCTGTTCACGTTATATTCATTGCTAAACAAAGCAGAGAACGTGACGAACAAACGGGTGCATACCATTATCAACCGATGATGGTCGGAGCCAAACTCCCTACGCAGATACCTTACTTCTTTGATGAAGTATTGGTTCTTCGTACGTTTGACGACGAAAATGAAGAAGGTAAAACTGTCACCACAAGATGGTTGCAAACGAGAATTGGCCAGAACTATATCGCCAAAGATCGTTCGGGTAAGCTAGACGGGTTTGAGTCACCCGACTTAGCTAGTGTAATTAATAAACTCGGATTTGCAGGAGGTGCAGCATGAGTGACTTTGAAGGATTGGAAATAGATCTGGATGTAGCAGAGAGTAGTTCTGCGATTCCAGAAGGGGATTACCCCGTAGTTATTGAGTCTTGCGAAAAAACAAAATCGCAAGCTGGTAACGATTACCTGAAGTTAGAAGTAAAGGTGACTGGCGATAATTACGCCAATTGGATTTTGCGTAAGAACTTCAATCTTTGGTATATGAATGACGATAAAACAAAGCAAGAAGAAATTAGAGGCTACGCCAATAATGATTTTGCTAGGTTGTCAAAAGCTGTTGGTTTTACTGAAGTACCTAAGAGTGCTTGGGATTTCAAAGGTAAAACTTTTGTAGCTAGAGTCGTTATTCAAGGTGATGAAGATGACGAGTATGGTCCAAGT